CGAAGCGAGCCTGGATCTTTCGGTGTCCTGGATTCCGCGGCTGCGCGGGATTCGCAAGCTGCTACTGCCCCTGCAAGACGGAATGACAGCTCACGATGGTGGGAGCGCAATGGTTGGAATAGTGGGAATAGTGGGAGCGCAATGGTGGGAATGCAATGGTGGGAATGCAATGGTGGGAATGGTGGGAGCGCAATGGTGGGAATAGTGGGAAAATGTTTCCCACTATAGCTCCGAGAGATTTACGGCTGGGGTATGGTCGCGGCGGCCTGGAGGCGGCACTACCACGTGGGCCGCGTCAACACCGCGCGGCGGATCAGGCTGTGCGCGGAAGCCGGCGCGGATTCGTTCGACGGAACCAGCGTTACCATGTTCAGTTGTACCCTGCCGCTACTCGAATCCGCGCGCCGGCAGCCGAGTCTGCTGGCCCCTTAGCCGAAGTGCCGCGCCGGCAACAGGCGTCACCGGGTCGAACGCTCCCGCATGTGCCCCCAGCCCCGAGGTTTCCCAGCGCCTATCGTTCTGTGATAGTCTTCAGCCAATGGTCCAGCGGTTCATCCTGTGGTGGAAGTGGCACTTCGGCGATCTATGCCGAAAGAAATGGGATGAGCAAGACGGGCGGCTTCTAGCGCACGATAAGCATATCACGGCGATCCTGGAGCGGCTGGGTGCGTTGGAAGCGCCATCCCCGATTCCGATTGCCGCTCTGGCCGATCTCCAGAAGCAGCTCGACCAGCTTCGCGCCAACGTCGCCGCCCATGAAGAAGAGCGTAAACAAGTTATCCGCGCTAAGACTTGGCGCGAGTTCCAGACTTTGACCAATGAGGAGAGCCTAGAAAATGTCCCTGCACGCTGAACCGAAGACCGCTGCGCAGTCGCTGGCACTGCACTTGGAAACCAACTACGGGCTGCAACTCGATCCGGCGCGCCACGGGCTGCTCTGTGCCGATCTCGACCAGCACCTGCGCGCTGTAGCGGCCGGCGCGCAGAAGCGGGTCTTCTTGCACCAGCCCGATTCGGCGCTGCCCCTGCGGCCGGACACCACCATTCCGCACCCATTCGTACCTGGCACGGTCGATCTGCCGCTGTGCGGCGACTGCGGCGGCTCCGAGGATAGCTTGATCCACCGCAACCCGCTGATTCCCGGGACCATCGTCACTGCCTATTACCAGGACGGCACCAGCAAGACCGGCCCCGCGCCGTTGCCGCTGGTCGCGCTGCCAAGCGGTGCGCCGCTGGTCGAATGGGAGACGATGCCGCCGGTGGCCGACCTGCCGCAGACTGCACAACGGTGGCCCGAAATGCAAACTTCTGACTATTTCGATGCCGCGGGGCCACCACCGGCTAATCTCGAAGTTGGCACGGTCTATTACGCCGATGGAACATCCGCCACCGGTGTGTTGCCCCTGCCCGATACCAGCCCTGGCGGCGCGCCACGTGTCCCGGCCACGGTTCCCGAGCCGGATGTCACCGCCGAACTCGATGCCGCTGGGCCACCGGCCATCGAACAGCAACCGCCCGCTCAGGAGCCGCCGAATGCCGCCGCCTGACGATTACGGCCCCGTGCCGGAAGGAGACGCCAGTGGTCAAGAGTAAAGACGGCCGGATGCATCCCAACGTCCAGCGCGCCATGGCGGCTGATCGAATGCCGCCCATGAAGGCAAAGCCCATGGCTGGCCCTCCGAAGATGGGTGGCGGCTCGCCGGAAGCGCCTGCCATGGAAACCGAGAGCGACGGCCAAAGCCCGGTCCATGAGCATTTGGCGGCCATACACAGCGAGATGGGCGGCACCCACATGCACATCCATGGGCACTCGATGGGGCACACCACCCACCACGTGGGCCACGATGGAATGGTGCAGGGTCCGCATGAGCATCCCAGCATGGATTCCGTGAAAAGCCACATGGATCGGGTTTTCAGCGAAGGGGAAGGGGAACACGAAGGCGGCGGCACTGAAGGAGAAGGCGCCGGAGAAGGAGCTTATTGACATGAACATCAATCGATTCACCGCTTTCGGCCTGCTGGCGCTGGCCCTGTCTTTCACCGCACTCGCTCAAAATCGCACCAAGTTTACCGGCCGGATCTCGGCGTTGGACTATGCCTTCGGCATTGGCGGTGGCGGCACCGGGATTCCCGGCCCGCTCGTGATTGGCGGTGGCCCCTACACCACCGGCACGCAAACTATCACAGTGGCCTTCGGCTATGCGGTCGCGGGCGATGGAACCACATTCTACCCGCTCAACATCAATGCCCCGATCCTGGTCGGTGGCCCCTCGAATCAGGAGACGGTGACGCCCACGGCCGTGAGTTGTTCGACGCCCGCCGTCTATAACAGTTGCAGCTTTACCGCGAGCTTCGCCAATGCGCACGGGTTCGGCGAGAACGTCGCTTCAGCCACCTATGGGCTATCGGAGGCCGTCAACCTGGCTGGCAGCAGCACTGGCGGCATGGTGGATCTCAGTGCCTCCTGGGCCACGGCCGGAGGCACCAACGCTACCATCGCTCTGGTGACCCCGCTTTGGAATGTCGGTATCGAGGACATGCGCAGTACCCCGCTTCGCTACTGGGGAGCGCAGCCAACCACGCTCTCCACGATCGCGGCGCCAACCACCTTGACCAATACGACGGTGACCTTCACCGCTTCGCCGGTGGGCACCTGGGGCACCTCGGCGTACTACTTCTGCATCACCTATGTGGATATCCTGGGAGGCGAGAGCGCCTGTTCGGCCAGTTACACTCAGACGCCTGGCACCACGGCTTATTCGCTGAATATCACCAGCCCTGCCGCCTCCGCCGGCGCGGTGGGTTGGCGGGCCTATGGCGGCGTCACCTCGACCGCGCTGGCCTACCTGCTGCCCATCACCTCGACCAATTGCACGCTCACCACGCTCGAAGGCGTGATGCCGGCATGCGCGATCGGCTCGAATGCCGTGTTCCCAGCGATCTACGTGACGACGGGCGCGCTATCGCCGGTGATCACTCCGGTTACGAGCGTGAACAACCCGGTTCCGCAGAGTCATACCACATTCGCCTATCAGCCTTCAGGCGTGCCTCCGGTCCCATTCCAAACAAACTACGGCCCCTTTGGCGCAGCGGCGGTATCGTCGGCCGCTTCTGCCGCGACTACGATATTGGGGACCTTCGAACTCCCTGCCGGATATCTCAATTGGATCGGCCGCACCGTCCGGGTGACGGGCAAGATCAAGTTGACGGCCGGCGCGTCAAGCACGCTATCGATTCAGACCGGCATGGTGTGGGCGGCCGGCGTGGTGGCTGGACTCCCAACCGCAGTCTGTAACTCCGTGAGCGGCTTCGTGTTTGCTACGCAGCCGTACACCGATGTCAGTTTTCGGTGCGACATGACCACCAACGCAGTCGGGGCCACTGCGGTTGGTTCGATCATGCCGGACTCATTCTTCATCGCCAGCTATGCGGCGGGAACCTTGATTCCGGTTGGCGCCGACACCAGCGCCGCGGCGATTGGCTCTCTCGGGTTATTCGCGCAGGACGAATTCTCGATTTCGATCCTGCCCTCCGTCGCCGCCGACACCACCGTGCAACTCATGAGCCTGCACATCGAAACCATTCAATAGAAAGGAGATAATCTCATGCCCGGGGACCCAATCATTATCATTGTCAACTAGCCAAAGGAGGCTGCTTTGAAATTCACTCTCGTTATCGATGCGGTCAAGACACCGCAGGAAATCGTCAATGCGCTCGGCTGCGTAGCTGGCCAGGTGCTGCTAACCGGCAAACTGTCAACCGGCTTGGCCGATGGCCCGCAGAATGGGGTTCTCGTGGATGCCACGGGCAAGCCGGCGGGCTGCTGGGATCTATCGTAGGAGGTTTCCGTGCGATCACCCGATATTCCGGAGCTCGTTGTTCTGGTCGCAATTCTGTCTTTCGCCTGCATCCTGATTACAATCTGTGTGGTAGCAAAGCACGGCCGGCGCACATTGAGCGCCGATTTGAAGGCTTCCGCCGCCCGTCCCCAGGTAACCACCAGCTTATACACCGTGGCGGAAGAAGAAGCGCGGCTGGTGCGCCTGGCGCGCGCCAACGGCCTCTGTGGCCCAGCGCTGAACGGGCAGGAATGGTTGCGGGCGGTCGAGATTGGCCGCCAGATCGAACGGGGCCAACGGGGTGGGGATGCCATTCGTAAGCAAACGGCAAGAACGGTGGGGTAATAGTCCCGCTGGACGCCGCGCTCTTGGTGGCCCTCGGGCGGTAAAGGAATGGAACGATTCCACCGATCAATCGAATCTGCCGGAAAGGACGGGAATGGCTGAAAAGAAAAACTGGATTTCCGGAGCGGTGAAGCACCCGGGCGCGCTGACTGCCGCTGCCAAAGAGCACGGGAAAAGCAAACTCCAGGAAGCCGAGGCGGAGAGCCATTCCAAGAATCCGCATATCCGGGCGCGCGGAAATCTGGGAAAGCGTTTCATCAAAAAAGAGATATGACGGGCACCGAGAAGCTACAATCCGTCGAGCGCCAGATTGCCACATGCGAACTGCTGGGTATCTACCATCTAACGTGCCCCTACTGCGATGCGGAGAACAATGCCGAGAGCGAGGCGCTGTGCTGCGAGTTGCTTGGCAAGGCCGTGAAGGCCATCCTGCACCGCAAGGCAATCCAGGATCATTTCCGGGAGTTGGATGAGCTTTACGAACGGGTAAGCCGGAACTGATGGCGCCGCTCCCCGATGTCGAAGACGAAGACCTGGACCAAACCCCAGAAGATCCTGAACCTCAGTACGGCCCGAACAACGAGGACCTCCCGGAACAGATTGTCAACGCCCTGAAAAGCGTGATCGTAGAATTCCAGGGCCACGAAAAATACACTCGCCGCCGGGAAGTCATTCACAGCCGCAAACTTCTGTTCTACGACCGCGGTCACCAGCACATCACCTGGTCGAACCAAGGCAACTCCTTTTTCATTCAGAGCGCTGGTGGAATGGGCTACAACAGCCAAGGCCAACAGGTCCAATGCCCGGCTTACATAGATGATTTCAACATCTTCCAAGCGTTCGTAAATATTATCGAGTCCGTCCTTACGCAGAACCCGCCGGGCGTTAACTTCCAGCCGATCGATCCTAGCGTTCCCGAAGATATCGACAAAGCGCACTCCGCCGAGGATTACAGCCACGCCTGGGACCGGATGAACGACCGGCCCGCGATCCAAAAGCAGATTGTCCGTATGTTCTGCCTGAGTGGCCGCACAGTGAGTTGGACGCGCACGGAAGAGGATGGCCAGCGGTTTGGATACGATGAGCAGGGCAAACCTAAGAAGTTCCAGCGCACCACGATCCACGGGACGCTGGAAACGAAAGTTCCCATCACGGCCAAGGAATTCGACAAGGATTTCCTTTACTGCATCGTCTACGACGATCCCGATGTGAAGGTAGCCAAGGAAGCCTACCCCAAGATCAAAAAGAAGATTAAGGCCGGTACTGCGGCACTGGGCGAAAACAATTACGAGCGCACGGCCAGGCTGGGCGTGCTCAACGGAAGCCGGTCGCAGGTCCAGATCGGGGATTCCTATACGCACCTGGTGAGCCGGGCGAACGTCTTCCTGCGGCCGGCCGCCTTCGAAGGTGAGCTTTTCGATCAGCCGCTCGAAGAACCGGACGATATCCTCGACACGATCAAGGACGAGGAAGAGCCGGACGAAGAAAAATCCGATTCCTTTTCGCGTGATCAAAACAACACGCCCTCGACACGCCGGGTGATGACTATCCGCGAAAAGCTTCAGCAGATGTTTCCGCATGGCTGCCGATCGGTCTGGGTGGGAGACACCTATGCACAGAGTTTCGCCGAATCGATGGACGATCATGTAGATGTGCGTTTCCCCTACGAAGGCGAAGGCATGTTCCGCATGGCGGTCATGGACCCGCATATCGTCAATCAGGATTTTTTCAACGATACGCTGAATGGCCTGCGGGAGGGCATCGACACCGGCTGGCCCGATATCTGGTTCGACTCGGAAGATGAAGACTTGGACGCCGTGCGCAGCCAGCGGAGCGCGCCAAACTCCGTTCGCGGGTTCAAATGCCGGGATCCGAAGACGATGGCGCAGAGCATCTACCAGACCAAGATGTTCGATATCCCGGCCAGCTTGGAGACTGTGCTGCAGCTTCTGATGGGCGAGTTGCCACAATTCCAGCTTGCCACCCCGCCGGCGGTTTTCGGCGCCAGCATGGAGGATCAGAAGACGGCCAGCGGGTACGCTCAGGCGCGCGCCCAGGCCATGGGCCGGCTGGGGGTGCTCTGGGGCAGTCTCCAGCGCATGTTCGCGCGCATCCGCTACCAGGCGGCGCTTTGCGCGGCCAATTGCGACCAGCAGACCGGCCAGATGACCATCCCGTCGCCCACGGGCGGCCAGCCGATCCGCGTGGATATGGACCGGCTGCGGAAGGGCAATTTTGGCTGCTACCCGGATGAGGATTCCAGCTTCCCCGAGAGCACGCAACAGAAACGGGCCACCGTAGATAAGCTAATCGCGGCGAGCGCGACCAACCCGGCCATCGCGCAGCTCGTGAACAACCCCGATAATATCGCCACGTTCAAGCGGTACGAGGGGTTGGATGAACTGGTGTTTCTGCCGGCGGAGGCGCGCGACAAGCAGCTTGCCGAGATTGAAATCCTGATTAGCCAAGAGCCGATCGGATGGGTACCGCCGGAAATGATGGATCGGGCGCAAGCTGCCTGGCAGGTTGGCGCTACCCAGGCGCAACTGAGCGGGATGCCCGCGCCGCCGCCGCCCAACGATCCCGCCGGACTTCAGCCTTCCGTGCCAATCCGTCCATTGGATTATGATCAATGGGAAGGGCCCAAGTGTCAGGAATGGCTTTCAAGCAAGGCTTGCCGCGATGAAGAGGCCAAAGGAAACTTCGCTGGAGTGGCGAACGTGACAGCGCACGGGATGAAGCATTTGGCGCGTGCCGCGGCAAAAGCTCAGGCCATGCAGGCCGCTATGGGCCCGCCGCCGCCGATGGTTCACAAGCCGGCTGCTCCGCCGCCACCCGCTGGGGGGCCGCCAGCCGCGCCCAGCGCTCCGCCAGCGGAACCATTGATGTGAGGAGATTATGGACGAAGTAGAAATCGCGGACGCGCCGCTCGATACCGGGTTTGAACCGGCCGCAGAGTCGCCGGAATTCGAGACGTCCACCGAAACCACGGATTCTGGCGTTGAACCACGCTCTGACGTTGAAACCACGGCAGACACCAACGTCGATAGCCCAGCCATCCAGCACGGCCGCATCAGCGACCCCGCCATTCGAAAGGTTCTCGACGGCCTCAAGGCCGATCCGGCCAACAAGGATGCCCTGCGGGCCCACAAGGCCATCCAGCGGGCGCTCTTCACCGAAGAACGGCTTCGTTCCCAGTTCAATGGCGACCTGAAACAGATCGATTCGCTACGCACCATGGCTGAGAGCCTTGGCGGCGAGCAGGGTGTCCAGGAGATTCAACAGGAATTGGACGGCTGGCGCCAGTTCGATGAGCAGTTCACCGCCGCCGATCCCAAAGTGCTGGACTTCATCACCAGCACGCCCGAGGCGAAAGACGCTTTCGTGCGCCTGGCGCCGATGGTCTTCGACCGGTACCACGAGGCGCATCCCGCAGGCTACGACGCCTACATTGCTCAAGCCTTCAACTCCACGATGGAGGCAAGTGGCATTCCGCTGGCGCTCGAACGGTTGGGCGACTTCCTGTCCGAGGTAGCGACCGAAAATCCACGGATGGCGAAGGCCGTCGAGCAGTTCCAGAAGTTGGTCAACTTCAACGCCTTTATCCAGCAAAAGGCCCGGACCGCAGTCGAGCCGCCGAAGACCGCTACACCAGCGCCCGACACCCGCATGGCCGATCTGGAGAAGCGCGAGGCCGCCTTCCGGCGGCAGGAATATCAGGCGGAACCACGGCGTGAGCGGGATGCGCTTTTCGAAAGCACCCTGAGTAAGCATCTGGGCACCGACAAACTTTCCCCTGAGAAGCGGGACAGCATCCGGACTTTGTTTGAGAAAAACCTTATTGCTGAGATCAACAAAAAGGGTGCCGGGGTTGGCAAGCAATTAGACGCCTATCTGGCGAAACAGCAGAAAGACGGCTTCCAGAAGTACCTGCGCGGCCTCTATCGGGAAACCGTGCCACTGGCCGTCCGGATCACGCTGGGCAATCTCGGGATGCTGAAGAAAGCGCCGGGCAGTGGAACGCCAGCACCGGGGAAGAACGGCGCCGCGGCAGCGCGCACGCCCAGCGGCAAGCCAGCTACGCCCGGCGAGGGGGTTAGATTCGTAGGTGGCAAGCCGGATTTCTCGACCGTGGATAATGTGCGAACGCCGGCCAGCATGTGGCAAGAAGGCAAAGCCATCCTGAAGAATGGCCAGAAAGTAGCCTGGAAAAAGTGAGGTAAGGGATGCCGGCATACGGAACAGTGCAGGGCGGTGGAGTGCTCACCCAGCTCAACGCTGGCGATCAGATGTACCTGTGGAATGCGGAGACCCCCGTGGCCGGGACGGCCAGCCTGGCGTTTGCCCGCGGCTCCGATCCGGTTGCCGGCCAGCCGAATCTGATCGTCTTCACGATCTCGTTTGCCACGGCGCCCACCGATGTGGTGAACATTCAGGGCAGCAACGATCTGGTGAACTGGGAAACGCTTTACACCTCGACCAGCACCTCGCCAGATTATTACGGCGATGCCGGCGGATTCGCCTTCTACCGGGCATTGCTGGTATCGCAGTCGGGCGGTGGCGCGGTGACGGTGATCGCGAATAGGTAGACCATGCGGAAATGGAAAGCACCAATCTGGCTTGCGGGCATTGTCGCAATGCTCATTTTACTGCCAGATCTCGATAGCCAGCCTCTGAACCCGATCACCTACACCACCACCACGCCCGTGACTTGCGGCCCGCGTAGCGTTTATCTGCTCACGCCAAATGGCACGATGTACACGTGCGCCAACGGGACACCAGAGGCGCTGGGCACGGGGAGCGGCGGGGGCGGCCCGATCACTTCATTCACCGTTCCAGTTGTTGCCGGTACGGCGTGCATCATTGTTCACGGTCTCGGCCTGGCAACGCCATACTACCCTTTGTGGAGTTGTTTCAATTCGGCCGGTCCAATTATCGCGATCGGGCTTTCGGCTGAAACCACCAACGGCTTGACGATCACGGACACGAATAGTGAGACGATCTCTTGTGTGATGGGGGGCGCCACAGGCAGCACTGGGGCCGGTGGTGCGCTGGGCACAATCGCCTGCGGCGGGAATACGATCAGTCCCACCAGCACCCCGACGTACACGGCTACGCAGTCTGTTTCGACAGCTTTTACCTGTACCGGGTGCACCTCGGCGTCATGGAATTCAACCGGACTGAGCGGCTCCGGTCTTAGCATCAGTGGCTCAGGCAGCAGCGCCAACTTGGTCGGCACAGCCGTGGCTGGCACATACGCAGGCGTGGTCATTTCCTATGGTTCAGTCAGCACATCCCCTTTTACCGTCACGATCAATGCAGCCCCGAGTACCGGCACGTGCGGAGGGACTGGGCCGCCGAGTTGCCCCGGCGCGACGAACGGAAGCCCGTATGGCCCTGAAGCCGTAGTGGTCACCGGTGGAACTGGTACGGTCACGCTCAACGTGACTTCCGGCGCCCTCCCGAGCGGCGTTACTATATCTGCTCATACCTTGACCGCCACCAATGTGACCGCGACGGCTGGGACCTATAACTTCGACCTTGCCGGAACCGACGCCAACAGCGTGCAAGGTACTCCAGTGGCCTATTCGATTGTGGTGGCCGGCGGCGGGGGCGGGGGAACTTTCGCGCACTACTACGCAATCACCGCCGGAACTGTCACCGGCACTTTGACCAATTTCCCGTGGTGTATCAACACCGGTAATTCCAGCTTCTCCGCCGGGTGCGCTCCGTTGAACATCGCTTCCAGCCTTAACTCTTCAATCGTAAACACGGTGACCCAATCGACCGGCGTCAGCGTCGTTGAGCCGGCCGACGCGGTGCTCACAGCAACCGCTCCAGGGGGATCGACCGGCGCATGGACCTGCCCCAGCACGGCCTATATTCCATGGGAAACGGAAGCATATAGCGCCGGGTCCTGGATAGTCCACGCTAAACCTGCCAGCACGGCGACTGGTGGTGTGGTCTACATCTGCTTCGGGCAATCCGCGATGACAACCCAGCAGAACACCAGCGGGAATTCGGCGGCCCCGGCCTCGGTGTGGAGCGCCTACAGTAGCGTTTACCATCACGCCAACGTAAGTAGCGCTTTGAGCCTTGTGGATTCCACCGGCAATTCCAACGAAACTGCTACAGGTTCACCGACGACATTTGCCTCCCTAATCGACGGTGGCGTTGCATTCAACGGGTCCAATGAACTTTCATTCACAAACCAAGTAACTTCGGGTAACAATTTAACTATTAGTGCTTGGGTAAATACATCCACTACGGGAATCCAGATTTTTGTGGACCAGAGGAATTCAGGCCTGACAACCGGCTGCATACTCTACATGCACAACGGCTCAGGGGCTGTGGAGTTCTTCTGCGTTCCTTCTCCGGTTGCAGGTTCCGGTGCGAATTTTGCAGACGGCAACTGGCACTATTTTGTCGGTACGGTAAATTCATCTACTATTACATTTTATGCGGACGGATCAAGTTCCACTAACAGTGGCACCATTACCCCTGGAGCTAGCACCGTGTACATAGGTGAGAATAGCTTTACAGGAAATATAGATGAGGTTCGCATGTCCAGCGCCACTATGACTGCCGCCTGGGTAGCAGCAGAGTACGCCAATCAAAAAATAAGCAGTACGTTCTTGACGGCCGGGAGCGAGCAATGAGACTTCTCACCTTATTAACGCTATCCGCATTCTCTCTCGCCAATCCGGCGCATCCTTTCCGTCGCTGGAACCCCGCGAACCTTCGGAGTCTGTTCCAGACGAATTCAATCAATGCCCCAACGGTATTTGGAGGATCGGTAACAATTAACAAGACGCCACCGCAGTACTGGGTAACGCCAGAGCAGTTTGGGGCTTATGGCGACAATTCGCACGACGACACGACGGCCATAAATAATGCCATCTCGGCACTGCTCACTTCAGCATTGTGTACTCAGACGGTGACCTGTGAGCTTAGATTTCAGGCGAAAACCTACAAGACGACCGCGCCCGTTACGCTGGCTGGGTCCTACGTGACTATCGTCGGGCAAGGGATGTTCTCCACTTTTATCAGTAACACGGCGACAACGGGAGACGGACTAGACATCACCGGTACAGGCTCCAACTGCGCAACAGGGGCGGCCTTCTGGAATACGGTCAAGAGTCTTCAGATTACACGTCCTAATGCAGCTACAGCAGGTGTCGGCTTGAATATCCTCGATGCTTGCTGGACAAAGATATCCGATGTTCAACTGACCTATAACTACATTGGACTAAATGTCTCATCTAGTGGACAAACCGTCATTCAGGATACCCAAGAGTCGGCAGCAGCCGGTTCCCCTTATGGATTCCAGCTTTCCGGAGGGCTTTCGTCTACATATATAAGGCGTGGAGTTTATGATGGCACACTGAATACTAACCATATTGGACTTTACATGTCTAGTTGTCCATCGGACACGTTTATTAGCGATTTTACCGGTGCTCATGGTGCTTATGGAATTCAAGTTAACGGTAGTACGGAAAGCGGGGTAAGCATCTGCAATGGAGATGTCCACCTCGACCATCCGGTTCTAGATTCATGTCTTATTGCCTGCATCCAGATCAACAATCTGAACTCCGGTGGCTTGGCCGCAGTGGACATTGACGGCGGGTACGCCAGCACACTTGCTACGGGTATAGACCTTGAGAACGTGTCGGGGGCTAGCGTGCGCGGCGTCCAGATTCGCAACGGTACAGGCGCCTCTGGCACCATAGGTCTGAACATCGCGGGAGGCAGTTCGAACGCGGACATCATCACGGGCAACGTGATTCAACAAGTCATTACATGCGTAAGTGTGAACGGTAGCGGCAACCATATCATCACAGGCAATACCTGTACTGCGATCTCGGCGCAGCCGATCACGACTGGCTTCAACTTCGTGAGCCTGACGAATAGCATTGTGCGTAATAACGTGATGGGCGGCAGCTTCACCACGTCGTTTAGCTTCGATTCCGGCTCGAACAACAACACCGCGGATGGCAACAACGGTTTCGCATACAGCACGGTTTCGAACTCAGGCGCGGGAAACAACTTTGGGTTCCTAGGCTCCTACACGATCTCTGGCCTGCCATCTTGTGGGTCTAGCATCGTTGGCGCAAAGGCTGCGATATCAAACGGCCTCGCAACGGTGACCTTCCAACTTGCTGTGAGCACTACCGGATCGACCATCCAGCCGGTTACCTGTCTCGCCTCAGGTTGGGTGTATCAGTGATGGAGCCTACTACCTTGACAATCTCACCTACGACGTGACAATTTCGTTTGCAGTGCCGCAAAGCGGGTTTTGCGTCTTAAAATGAACGGCGTTTCCGGCGGCCGGCGTCGGCTCGTTGATGGCACGGATAGCAGAGCAGGCGAACATCATCAGGCCGTTCAGCGCCAAGGGTTCGATAGTGCAGATGGTGCAAGTCCACCCGGCCATCCCGGCCACATGCCTCGCATTTCATTCCGCGCGCCGCGATAATCGATAGCTTGAACATTTGCCATTGCGGAGAATTGATCCACGCCAGATACTCATCGGTGAGCCGTTTGCTCTTGGGTCGGCGGTTGCCGCGGTGCTTCTTCTTCCTTTTCGGATCGAGTCTGCCGGTCAAAAGAAGCGAAGCGGGCAATAGATCGAACATATCCGGCCTGTCCATTTTGGGAAGCGGCATTGATTCAGTATAGCGGCTGGGATTTGTATTTCTTTTCCGTTCCGTGATATTCTTCGTCCTGTAAGCCTCTTGGCGGTCTAAGCGCTTGCTCTACCATCGGCACGCGGCGCGCCCGGCGGCCTTACCAGCAGTACAGCGACGGTCCTACCAGCGTAGGCAGCGGCCAGCCAGCCTTTGATGGGCGAACGGCCAGGACACGGCTGATTCCATTTCAGGAGTCTACCCATGCCCGCTGGGAGTGTATCTCAAAACATCGCATCCCAAATTGAATATATCCGCAAAGACCTTGAGGAACTTGTTCTCCTTCAAGGAGTTCTGCGTAAGCGGATCTCCAAATCCACCGACATCAAAGCCATTTCGAACCGCCCGGCGCGCATTCCGTTCAACGTGCTCACTGGCGGCCTCTTCCGCACGGGCGCCGCCCTATTCGATGGCAACGATCTGGGCCGCGGTTCCGCGCCTACCGAAACTTTCGGCAACTTGAGCGCGATTCCCTTCGTTCAGGCGTCGGAATACACCTCGCTCTCGGAATTCTCAACCGACAGCACCGAAAAAGCCATCGAGAATTACGTCACCCTCACCAACCGCCAGGCCACCGAGACCTACGCGGGCTACATGGATGCGTTGTACGCCAATTCCACCGGCGCCAACGATCTGGACACCGTGGTTTCGGTTTCGGGCAATGAAATCGTCGTCAATAACGCCGATATCTTCCAGGACAACCAGATTGTGGACATCTGGACGGCCATTGGCGGCACTTTCCTTGGCTCGTGGCAGATTCAGTCCATCGACAGCTCCAACACGGCCCTGTGGGGCACTGTGGCCCCCCCTGTAGGCACTGTGGCGGGCTGCGTTCTCATGGTAACCGGCAGCTCAGGCCAGGCCAACTCGGGAATTCCCGGAATCCTCAGCTATCACGTGGGGACCAATACCGGGAACTTCATGGGCATCCCGCGAAGCGCCTTCCCTGGCAAGTTTGCGACTCCCTACGTCTCTCCCGGCGGCGCGGCGGCCACCGGCCCGCTCACTCCGGCCAACGTGCGCGCCATGCTGAACCAGATGAAGCTGGCCATGGGCGCGGACACCGATGAGACGGAATTCGTGGTTCACGGCAACGTGGATACGCAAGCCGCCTGGGAAAATAACGCTCTGCCGGTCCAGACCATTATCTACAACGAGTTGAAGGGCGACAACTCCGCCGACATGCTCAAGAAGAACATGCCCACGGCCATCGCCGGCCGCGAGTTCCTACTGAACGTGCGCGCCAAGCCGGGCCGGATCGACGGCCTCAATCTGAAGCACTGGTTCCGCTTGGAAACCAAGGCGCTCGACCTGCACGAAGTCGGCGGCCAGACGCTATTCCCGATCTACGGCGCGTCCGGCGGCCTCAATTCCAGCCAGATATTCTACTACGAGGCGATGGAGACCTTGGGGCTGGGGCAGCCGAGGCGGGATTGCTACATGCCCTCAATTACAATTCCTCCCCGTTATTTCGGACATTGACAACGGTTTTGCGAAGTAGCGCTTTGGAATGTTGCAATACGATCCCATCTCGGATCTCCGGTTCTGGCCGGCGCCGCTCTTGCGCTTCGGCCAGAACCCCCATGGCGCCCCGCTCTACCGGATCGTCTTCGCACCCTCCCGCCGGGAACTGACTTATGGCGATTGGTCCGGGGACGGCGAGGGCGCCGCTTACGCTCAGTGGACGCTGAAGTACCCGGCCGCCGGCAACATTTGGGTGATGGAACGCTGGGTACCGCCGTCCTACTTTCGTTGTTCGAAGGAAAACTGGCCAGCGGTTAACGGTCCCTTCCCCGACCGCGGCGATTACGAACTGGCTCACGAATTTCAGGCGTGCCTGCCGGATCAGGCCAACATCGAAAAGTTGATCTCCTGGATTGAGATGAGCCAGGATGTTTCGCTCTATCAGGCGCGCGTGGCCCTGCGGCGCGCCGAGGAAGACCGCCTGGCTGCCCAGCGTAAACTCGTCGAGGATCGCATTCGGAGCCTGCTGCCCGCCTACGGCTGCCGGCCGATGTTCTCGGGCGGTGGCGGGAAGACTACTATCCGCGGAACGAAGAACGATCACGGGCCCCGGCTGCGGCGGGTACGGACGGCGCAGGAAATCGGAATGCCGGCGCGGGCGGGCATGTACCCCCGCTCGACACCGCAGGTTCCCGGTACCATCAACGGAGTTCAACAGAAGATAGCTTGATATGTCTCAACCACTTGCAATTCGGCACGGAATGACCGAACGCTATGTACCGGGCGTTCCCGACATGGTGAAAAAGCTCGCCAGGGACACCCAACTTTACATTTTCAACGTGGGGCCATGGCGGCTCACCCGCGAGATGGGCAGCGTTCCCACGGCCATCATCCCGGCATGCCCCGAGGGTCGCGAATACTCCGAACCTTACATCGTCCTAGGGATCGACCAGGAGCCCTATCCGGTCAATGAAACCACCTGTGCCATGATCCCGAAGTCCGGGCCGCCCGGCCAGGAAGGCGGCTCGGCCGAGGGAATCTACCTCGCGCAGCAGATCCTGGGCGAAGGGCCGCAACTGAACAAGCGGGAGACCTGGCGCCGGTTCGGCGTCTTCATCTCGAAGATCGACCCGCCGTCTGAGCATGATGTGCGCACCGCGCGTGCCGCGCTCTATGAGCACCTGGGCGTGCTGGTGAAAGAAGCTAACGATTCCTGGGCGCTCGACCGCGACAAAGGGCAGATCATCCAAAAGGATTGGCACCAGCGCGCCGCGGAGATGCTGCACAAGACCGTGGCCGAATGCCCCTGGATGGGCGACCGGCAACTCGGGCCTGAGCGGGTACCATGCGCCTTCTGCGGCCAAGCCATCCCCATCACCGTGGCGAAGTGCCCGAACTGCAAGGAAGTGGTGAAGCAGGCGCTCTATAAGGCCGCGCAGATGGCGGCACGCGAAGCTACGGTGTAAAGTGGCGCTTCCGCCCTTAGACACGCTTGAAGCCGCCGTCAACATGGCGCGCGTCCGTCTGAACGATGCGATTCAGGCGATCGGCGGCGACATCTTCACCGACACGGCAGTTTTCACTTTTTCGGTGATCCAGGCGAGCTGGCGGCGGATTCAATCGGCGCTCTCCGATCTCGGATGGCAGGGCGAGAATCGGGAAACGCATCTTTTAGCGGTTCCAGCCTGCACCGCGGCCGATCAGGGCACGCGGGTCTATTTCAACTGGGCCCAGTATTTCGATGGCACCAATCCGCAGGCCGCGCCGGTGCTGCCCAATGACTGCCTGGCGCCGCTCGACCTCGCGGAACGGCCAACCGGTTCGACGGGCTTCTATACCCCCATGGATCAGTGCCTCAACGGGCTACCGACCGCGCCGCGGACTTATCTGAACCGCTGTTGGGAATGGCGCGGCCAACTCGTCGGCAGCAATGCCATCTTCATGCCTGGCGCGCTGATCGCCACCGATATTCTGTTCCGCTACCAGGGCGGCTTCCCCGATTTCGTGCCGGCAGCCACCACGGCGTTTGCGGCGCAGAACATCCCTATTGTGAATTGCCTGTCGGCTTTCGCGCAGTATCTGTGCTCGGAGGTGGCCCGGCCGCGCGGCGATCTGGACGCCAAGACGTTTGACGATGCAGCACGCGACGAAACAATCTTGATCTGGAATCGCGATCCGCGGCAGGGGAGGAGCATTTTCAACCGCGCCGATTACAACAAGATGGTGGGGCCGGATACGCCGACGCTGGGGCCGGCGGGGCCGCGCGGGCTACAGACACCGGTCCCGCCGCCGGGATAGGATAGAGCATGTCGCCTGGTTTTACCAAATTCCGCAAAAAGCCCGTTGTCATCTCCGCTGTTCAGTGGACGGGAGCGAACGTCGATGAGATTTTGGGATTTATCCTGCCGGTTGGGAGCGCCCGGCGCGCAGGAAATGATCTCCTGATCGAAACCCTGGAAGGAACAATGTCGGCCTCTCCGATGGATTGGATTATCAAGGGCGTAAAGGGCGAATTCTACCCTTGCAAGCCGGATATCTTCGCAGCAACCTACGAGCCTGCCTAATGTCCCCCTCCGCGCTCGACAATCTGGGGACCGTGCTCAACACCGCCCGCGCGCGCTTGAACGACCGGATCGATACGCCCGCCTTCGTGACGGGCAAGATCCTGGACACCGGCCAGTGGTTCAGCCTTCAGATGGTCAATAACGGCTGGCGGAAGCTCCAGGAGCGGCTGGCCGACCTCGGGTTCAGCTTCACCCGCACCACGAGGGTCTTTCCGGCCGTCCCAGCGGTCTCTGTAGCCGATCCCGGGATTCAGGTGTACTTCAACTACAACGGCTACTGGAACGGGGCAGCCACGAGCGGCCTGCTGGCCCTCCCCGGCACTCTGATGGCGCCGCTGGAACTGATGGAGCGCCCCACCGGCGCGGTGCCGCTGGCCCAGTTCACCACCATGGACCGGATCACCTCGGATTTGCCGCTGGTAAACAAACAGCCCTGGAACCGGCAGTGGCAATGGATCGGCGGCCAACTGATTATGCCCGGCGCCACCCGCACCACCGATATCTGGATGCAGTTCGAGCAGTTCTATCCCGACTTCGCGGACTTGGTGGTGGGCAGCGGATACGCAGGCACCACGCCATGGTATCAGCTTCCCGTGCCGATCCCGCGGTGCTCGGATTCCTTTGCGGATTACATTTGCCGCGAGTTCATGATCGCTCAGAAGAACCTGGCGGGCGCCGAGGCGTTTCAGGCCAGCGCGGAGGCTCTTGCGGTCCAGGTGCTCAATCGCGACACCACGAAACTGAAGGAGATTTATAAGGGCAGCGAATTCTCGAAGATGCGCGATAAGTATACGCCGAACAGTGGAGACACGCAGCCAGTGAGCCATCCATGAGCGACATTGTCGAGGATGGAATCATCGATGCAATCCCATCCTCAATAATATGCCGGTAAATCATCCGTAAGGAGTGAAATTTGCCTATAATTCCTCCACCGACCGCGACCCCCTACGACACGGTGAGCTTCGTGCTCGATGCCGCCCGGGTGCGTCTAAATGACGAAGTGAAGACGCTCCAGCCCACCCGCGGCCAGATCCTCAAGAACAACAATTACTTCACCCTCCAGATTTCGAACAACGGTTGGCGGAAGATGCAGGACTTCCTGGGCAATCTGGGCATGACACGATTCCGCGGCGAGCAGATCGTTTACGCGCTGCCGCCGACCGCGCCCGCCACCGACCCGGGCGTCTTCGCTTACATCAATTGGTTCAATTACTTCGACGGCGCGAATATTTGGAATGCGCCCGTGCTGCCGGCCGACTTCGCCTATCCGCTGTGGGTGAAGGAACGCCAGAACGGATTCAATACCACTTTCCGGCCCATGGAGAATTTCATGGACGGACTGCCGACTTGGCCGAAACTTCCTTGCAATGGCCGCTGGGAGTGGCGCGACGATTCGATCTGGATGCCAGGCAGCACCTATACCATGGACCTGCAACTCCGGTACGGGAAGTACCTGCCAGACTTCGCCGATGCGGGCAACACTCAGTGGTTCCAGGGTACCGTGCCGCTGGTGCATTGCTCCGATCCGCTGAGCAACTTCGTCTGCGCGGAGTTGGCGGAGGCCCGGCAGGATTTGGGGATCGATCCGCTGCCGTTCCGCGAGAAGGGCGAAGCCGGCGCCCGCAGGCTAATGAACCGGGATATCGGCATGAAACAGCGGGTGAACCAGCGGCGGCTCTCGCGGTCTGGTAGGCTTGAAAGCGGCTGTGGCGACGGGTATAGCTACGGCTGGGGAGGCTAAATGTCGGCAGTTGCGAGTCTTTTCACTTCGATCGTTCCGAATCCGCTGGACATGACCCAGCAGGAAGAAATCATCGATTTCACCGTTGCGCTCACCGGCAGCTATCCCGCCAACGGCGATACGCTCGACCTCTCGCAACTCGGCGCGATCAGCTCCGCGCTGCCCAACAAGGTGGAGTTGTGGGAGGCCACCCCGGCCAGCGGCAAGCCCGCCAGCGGGTACTACTTCCTGTTTCTGCCGGGAACTACGCAGGCCAATGGCGTGATGGAAATGTTCAATGGAACCACTCAGGTAAACGCCGGAACCTACGCCAGCCTGAGTCTTCCCACGGCGTTCGTGCTACGGGGGAGAGCCTGGTTCCAAAAGTTCGTCTAGGGCGCCCGTGGCGTTCAACAAAAGTGGCGGCAAGGATGTAGCCCTTTCGGTATTCGGCGGCCTTGTCACTGAAATGGCCGCGCCGGATCTTCCGGAGGGTGTCAGCCCCGCTTGCCAGGATGTCGCTTTCGTCCCCGGCTCGGCCTTCAGCCGCCCCGGCCTTGCCAAATATTTCGCCACGGCTCTTTCGGCCGGCGGCCCTCTCGACTTAGTTCCGACCGTCACCTACGGAAAAACCTTCATTACCCCGCTCGGCGTCATCTATAACCTATGGCTGGACTCTAATGGCCTCCTGTACTACGAAAATGTCTCCACCGCGCCCGGCGTGGTCAATGTGCTGGCGGCGGTCCAACCCGGCTCCTACGCCAAATCGGTGACGGCCTTCGGACGCGAGTACATTGCGATAAGCGATACCCAGCATGGCTCCGATGTGCCGTTGCAGTGGGATGGAACCAACCTCGACAGAGTGACGCAGGACGGCCCCGGGGCGCCACCAGTGGTGGCCTCGGTGACTCTGCCGCCGGTCGAGATGGAAGCCAGCTCGCTTTCGCCGGTCACGCCTGTCGAAGCAGACCCGGCTACGCTGGTGGGCGGCCAGTACACCCAGATCAACCTCTTCACCAGCAGTAGCGTGGCGGGCCTGCTGGTAGGCCAGCAGATCACCATTGCCGGGTACACCGGCGGCACCCATACGGCCATGAACGGCACGTGGACGATCTTGACGATCTATCCGGGGAGCCCAAACAGCCTGATCGTCGTGTCGGCCATCTTGCCATCGACTACCGTCTACAGCACTCAAACCAGCGGAGTTACCTGGGTGGTTGTGACCGGCTTCACCATGCAGCGCGCCAACAATGTGGTGACGGTGACGACTTCCGAGCCGCACAACCTCCAGCCGGGCTTTCAGGCGCAGATCACCGGGATTCCAACAGCGGCGGTGGGCGGGGGTATCGCCAGTGTCGTTATCGACAATGAGGATCTTCCCGGCGAGGCCACGGTCACCACCAACGATCCACATGGGCTGCTGCCGGGCTGCCTGGTGTCGCTCACCGGGATTTCCGGGGTAGCCGTTGGCACAGCCATCACGTCGGCGGTCTGGAATGGCGGATTAGTAACAGTCACCACCTCGGCGGCACATGGATTGGCGCCCGGCGCCAATATCACAATCGCTACGACGGGCGATACCCCCGCGGGTTACTTCGACGGCACATGGACGGTCATCGACACGCCGACGACTACGACTTTCACTTACGTCTACAGCCCCGTAACTGCACCAACAGCCAGCGCTACAGGTGGAACGGTTAAACTCAACTGGCCAATTCCAGACGAACCGGACCCGACTTATTACGAGGTCATCACCGCGCCGACGCCTACCAGTTTCACGGTCCAGATCACCTACTGCGATTCCACCTTCGCCTCGGGCACGGTGAGTTTTCCATGGAACGGAACCTTCTTTGTCCTCGCGGTTCCGGCCAGCGATGTTTTTCAGTACACCCAATACGGCCCAGACGCCACCACCACCACCACGGGCGAAGTCACGCCCTACGGCCAGGCCGCGCCAGGCATCCATCAGTGCAGGGTTTCTTTTCTCACTAGGAATGGCTTCATCACGGAACCCAGCCCGCCGGTCACCTTCGTAGCCAATGGCGGCCAATATGTCTCACTTACCCAACTTCCGGTGGCGTCTTCCGCGGCGGTGGTGGCGCGCGTCGTTCAATTCACCGGCGCCGGCGGGGCCTATTTCTTCTATATCCCCACGCCCGCGCAGATCGACGGCCAGCAGGTGAGCACGGCGACTCAGATCAATGACAACGAGACCACGGCGGTACTGCTCGACTTCAGCGACAATACCCTGTTCGCGGCAGAGGGAGTTTCGATTCCAGGCAACGATATCGCGGCGCAATCGCCTATCGACGGCGCGCTGGGCTTCGGCTTCTACGCCTCGCGGCTGCTCACCTGGGGCCAGCGGAATCGCATCGACAATCTGCTGAACATGGGTTTTGCAGGCGGATATGGCTTTGTAAAATCCGGCCAGATGTGGATCCCAACGGATGCCGGAGTGCCGCTCGGTTGGACCTCGCCGACCGGGATGGGAGGAAGCATTTTACAGAACGGCCATTTCGGCACCGTCCTGGACTTTGAAGCCGCCGGTAACAGTTATACGACCATCGAACAATCCGCCTATCTGGATGCCTACGGATCGCCAATCTCGACGCCCAACGCACAATACAGGCTGCGCCTATGGTGCCGTGCAGACGTTCTTTCCAACAATTTCAATCTGCTGGCCGTTTTCAGCAGCACCTCCACCAGTTTCTCATCGAGCGCGGAGATTCTGGGGAGTGCCATGACATCGGCGGCCGCAGGCGAATACCTGGAATCGCCGTTCAACAATCCGATGCCGGCGGCGATCCCTTCGGATATGGTGTTTGCCTTGATTTTCACCAACACTACCGCCGCGCCGTACACCATGCAGTTAAACGAAGTTTCGGTGCTTTATGCCACTAACCCCTACACCGATACGGTATTCAACGTCTCTTACGACCAGAACCCGGAAGCCTTCGACGGCGTAACCGGCGTGATGGGTAGCGACGAAGATACCCGCAAAATCATGGACTTAGGCGGGATCATCCGCGAGACGCTGTATTTCCTCACCGAGGAGCCTTCCGGGCGGCTGCATCAGACCGCCGACAACGGGGTGACGGAGCCGAGCGGCTGGACGGTGAGCCAGGCGGCGGCCAACTGCGGTGTGCTCTCGGCCTTCGCGGTGACGCGCAGCCAGGCCGACGACGCCACGGCCTCCGGTGGGGAGGAATGGTTCGCCTGGGCCAGCACCAGCGGCGCGCGGATGTTCGGCGGCGGTGGCGATCCCGGCAAGATCAGCCAGGAGATTCAGCCCAACTGGCAGCAGTTCGCCGCGCCTTACCAGCAGACCGCCTGGGCGCTCAACGATTATGTGAACCGGGTGCTCTACTTCGGGCTGTGCGTGGGCGGCAACACCGCGCCGAGTGTGGTCTACCAGTGCTCGTACCGCGAGCTCGACACCGCCTACCAAATCATCACCTCGGGGCCGATCCACACCAGCTTCACGGGCCGGCTGATCGCCACGGACCATACCCGCAAGTGGGCGCCATGGAACGTGATTGCCAACGGGGCGGCCATTATGTACTCGGGGCCGAACGCGGCACAGGTGATTTTCTTCGGTGGCAACGGGCAGACGCCGGGCGCCGCGGCGGGGCATGGAAACGTCTATAGCCTGAGTGCGGCCAAGCTCACGGACGACGATTACGGACAGATTTACCCTTTCTACGCCACCTATTTCTTCGTGTCGCACGACGCCGAACAAGCGCTCTTTGCGCCCAATGGAGGTGGCCGGAAACTGCTGCAGTACGTGCAAGCGTATGTCTCGGGGGTGGGCAACCTTACGCTGACATTCTTCCCTGACCGGCTCGGTAATCCGTGGGCGCTCACCGTGACGCGGACGCTTTCGCTGACGCCGAATTACGATCTGGAGTGCGCCGGCGGGAACGCGCAGGGGCAGCGGATCGCCATCCAGTTCAGCGTGTTACCGGCCACGGGGACCGATGTTTCTTTCAACCTTGAAAAAGTGATCGCCAATCTCAAGCTCGTTACGCATCTGCCGATCCGCGGTTCTGTGTAAAAGGAGTAAAATACCCAGTGGAAGGGATCGGCATGGGTGAACTGGAAGGCCAGAATACGCATGAAGCCATGTCAATCGGCGGCATCGAGGACGATGTTGCCGCCCACCAGGCGGATGACACACAAAAGCGAAGCAGCCAGACCCTCGCCGGTCAACAGCGCGTAAACCTGATCTGGGAAACTACCCAGGCTTTTATCGCGGTTCTAATTACCGCGGCGATCGTCACGGCCAGCATTATTACGATGTTGACCGGGAAAGGCGAGATCCCTAATATCCTGTGCGCGGGATTTGGGCTTGTGGTGGGCACCTATTTCCAAAGAACCAATCACATCAAAATCGGCGGAGTCGGCTACAAACCTCCGTATGAAGAGCGATAATCGAGACATTCCGGATATGGTGTCGATCTTCAAATGAGCGACTTAGTCAACCTCGATTGGCTGCGGACAGTCACGCCCAAAGATGCGCCGGATCTCGGCGCGCGGCTGTATGAGACGATTTCAGCGCTCAACCAGAAGCACGAAACGCTGGCGCAGCAGGTCAACGGAAACGGGAAGGGCCAGCCGGTCGCGCCGCCCGGGATCGCCGGGTTGACGGTGTCGGCGCAAAACGGCCATTTCACCGCCTCGATCTCGGATAATAGCCAGATTTACCGGGGTGTGAACTACTGGCTGGAGCATTCGGATTCCCCGCACTTCATCAATCCCATCGTGGAGGATTTGGGCCAGAGCCGTAACTGGCACGATTTCCTGGGCAACTCGACACGCTACTTCCGCGCCTACAGCAGCTACGCCTCGACGCCGCCGGGGCCACCCGCCTACCATGGCTCTCAAGTGGCCCCGTTGCCCGTGGCTGGCGGAGGAACGGCTGGGCCACCCACATGGCTCACGGCGCAGGGCAGCGGCACAGGGACGCCGGGGACTGGCTTGCAGGGGCCAGGCGTAGCACCCTTCAGATCCAGCACAGGAAAGCCGCCCGTGCGGTAGAATGACCCTAATGCTGTGAAATGTTGAAGAGAACCTTGTCTTCCGATGTGATAAGGCGGGCGGCGAGAGTCCGGTGAAAGTCCGGAACGGTCGCCCGTCTTGAATTCGTGGTATTCTACGTATTCCCAATTACCCACCAAGAGAGGGGCACTGGGGAGTTTGGCGCAGTGAAGGGAAGTTGAGAAGACGGGAATGTCGAGTACGGAGCATGGTTGTGAGTGCATGGCTCCCGAAACAAACCCAGGGACATCGTAATAAACGGGCCGAACCCGATAGATGTCATCTGGCGGTTCGATGTAAGTGAACTCACCGACTCAGCAGGCCCCAGTCCAGACTTCGCTGGTGCCCCATTGACCGTTCGCCCATCTCGCCCTTCAGACCTCCCAGTTCTTCAATCCTTGGCAGCCGCCGCAGGCACCCCTTGGCCGAGTCGCGTCGAGCTTCTATTGGTGGTGGCCGACGATGAAGATCGACCCGTGGGCGCCTTTTGGGCGGAAACCATTCTCGGCGCGGGCCTCTGCATCGGCAAGATGCCGCCGCTCGCCAAGATCCATGCTCTGCGGCTCCTGGAGACTGAGGCCATACCAGCGCTGCGGGCACGCGGGTGGGCGGCGATCCACGCTTTTGTTGGCCCTGAGTTGGAACGTAGCTTTGGGCGCCGCATCATACGCACCTTCGGATGGGTCCGCTGTTGGACGGCTTTCTACAAGCGGTTGTGAAGTGATAGGCTTGAGCAGATGGCCAGCAATGGCAACGCCTCCGCGAAGACAGCCGCCGCGACGGGCCAGGACATTTCAGACGTAGCGGGCGCCAACGCGGGCCAAGTGTATGGCGCGCTGGCCCCGGAACTGATGTCCGAAGCCGCCCATCCTGCCGGTTTCGATCCCGCTACTCTTGCCAGCATGAACACGGCAGCGCAGCAATCGTCCGGCGGCTCGGAAGCGGCAGCGGTAGGCAGCGGCGCGCTGCGGGCGGCGCGGACGCGAAATGCCGGCGCCCCGGCGGCGGCAACGGCAGCGGGCACCCGGGGAGCCGCGGACGCCTTGAGCAAGCGCGCGCTGGACATTCAGAACGAAAATGCGCAGTTGAAGAACCAGCAGCAGCAGAGCGGCATTCAGGGTGAGGAGAACCTGAACGCCACGGAACTGGGCACCGCCGCGGGGGTGCTGCCATCGATCGCCAGCAATGTGAATGCGAATTCCAACGCTGTAGGGGCGGGCTACGACTGGGTGAAAGCTCTCGCCGCGCCGGCCGAGGGCGCCGTGAACTATGCCAGCGGCGGATGGGCGTGATATGGGACCGGCGCCAATCGCTCCGGCTCCCGACGATGAACTGCGACGCGCGATGGCGCAGCGGGGGCTTATGGCGCCGTCAGCGGCTGCACAGCCCGCGCCAATGGCTGGACCTACCAGCCAACCTGCCACGCAAGGCACGCAAGGCACGCCTATCCCTGCTATCGTACCGCCGCAATCCACGGCGCGGGGCATAGCACCCATTCCCGGCGAGCAGCAGGCGAACCTTAGCGAGTTGAACCGGCTCACTAACCCTTCGTTGGCTACATCGGGAAGTGGAATTTCGCAAATTGGCGGCCCTCACCCCAGCACGGGATCCAAAATCGCGAGAGGAATCCTCGGAACTGTAGACACGCTCGGGACGATGTTCGCCCCGCGGTTCGGCGCGGCCATTCCCGGCACGCAACTACACCACCAGCAACTTGTGAACCAAGCTCAAGGACGCGTGGCCGAGGGGGAGAAGGAAGCCGCCGCGGAGACAGCGCAGAATGAAGGCGCCGCGCGGGTGGGGCTGCAAAACAGCCAGGCCAAAGAAGCCGATGCTGGAATTCCGCTAAAGGCAGCACAGACCGAAGCTGAAAAAGCGCTGGCGACCGGACGCACAGGTACCGAAACAAGAGCGGCGGCGGCGGCGCCGGGCGAAGAGGATGAGCGAAAGGCACGGACACGCAACTTCAATGCGGAAGCGGCCGGGCGAGAGAATCCCACCGTAAAGGGCGAGGTTGTTCAGCGGCAAATCGATGGCAAGCCGCATAGCGTGCTCATCAACCCGAATACCGGCGCTGACATCAAGGATCTGGGAGAAACTGGAGAAAAGGCGGTACCACCACGGGCTGGCCACGTAGTTCAGCGGGAGATTAACGGAAAACCTCACAGTGTGCTTGTGGATGCCGCCACCGGAGAAGACATCAAAGATCTCGGAGAAACCGGCGAGAAGCCGCCAGCACCACCCGTGGTGAACGTCGGCAATCAAGATTTCCAAAGAGCTGAGCATGGTCGCGGATTGCTGGATGCCGCAGAAAAGCAATACCGCGGAGCGAATCAAAGCGCAAACGCTCTTGGAGATTTCGTTCAATCCGCCAAATCCGGCAACAAAGTGGTGGGACAAGTTCTTCCGCTCGAAGGCGCTTTAACGATTACGACAGCACAGGGCGTGCATCGGATCAATCGTAATGAAATCGATCAGATTCAAGGGGCCGGCAGCCTTTTCGATAAGATCATGGGAAAAGCCGGAAAGTGGGTTGCTGGCCAGCCGGTTCCCGCGGATCTGCTGAAGGATTACGAATCTTTGGGGAAATTGCTTCAGCAGGAAGCGTATAAGACCTACAAAGAAGCCCACGATAGCGCCGTCAAGCGTTATGGCCTGACTGGCGAGGAACCGTTGCCGGATCCTGGCGCGCGCGGTGCCGCAACCGCTCCAGTTATTCAGCGTAGCCCATCCACGGGGCAGTACCGCTATTCCACCGATGGAGGTAAAACATGGCAGCCGGGCCAGCCTCCCAGGTAAACGATTGGCAGACTGTCAAGGGTGCCGCTGAGCCGGCCGATTGGCAGACTGTGGGTGCCGCGCCCCCTATTCCCGGCATGGAACAACTGGGCGGTTCAGCCCCGCCCCCGGTTGCGCCGCCCAATCCCATCCTGAATGGTCCAGGACCATGGCTTCCGCGTTTCGGCAATTCGCTCGGCCAGAGCGCTAAAGGTATCGTCATGGGCGCGGTGCCCGGTCTCTCGGAAACCGTTCAAAATGCCCGTGCGCTCAGCCGCGGCGGTCTGCCGGAAGTCCAGCGGGTACAGATCGAAGGCAATCCCATCAATCAGGCACTACAGGGGGTTCGCGGCATGGGTCCGGTGACTATGCGCGACGTGCCGGAGATCGCCGGGCGCATGGCCGCGCCGTTCCTTCCTGGCGGTCCACAGGTGGTACAGGGCAGCGAGCAGTTGGCACGTGGCCAGACTGCCGAGGGGCTTGGAACGCTAGCACTTCCAGCGGCCATGATAGTGGGGCCGAAAGCCGCGGAAGGCGTAGGCGCAGTAGCGGAGCGGGGGCTGCGTTCTCCGTTCAGGATGGGTGAGCCGCTATTGCCGGATTTGCCCATGACCGGGCCAAAGTACGGCGCCGCCCAGAAAATCAGCGGAATACGCCTGCAATCGCCTATCCAGCCGCCCACGTACTCGTTGCCGCCACCGCCCGCCTTCCTGCCTGGGCGGCCGCCGGGTATTGTTCCCACTACCACTGAAGCGCCGCCGTTTCTCCAGACTCCGCCTGCAGGTCCTGGATCAGAAGCGCCCGCCTTCCTGCCCGCGCGGCCGCCCGCCGCCGAACCGCCGCCGAACCCGATTCCCCGTGGCAACGAAGCACCTTCTGGGCCGGTTGGCATGGTCCGTCCCACACCGGCCGTTCCGCCTGGCCGCCCCGCGATCGCGCCGCCAATGCCTTCAGGCCGCGGCCTTCAGATGCCCGCCGGGATGCCGCGGCCCATCGCGCCCGCAGTTCCTGGGCCGGAAGCCATCGCATCAGCGCCGCCTGCCGGTCCCACCATCGCCCCACCGGTGCCGCCTTCGCGCGGGATAGTGGACATTCCCCGTACGCATCCCGAGGCGCAGCCCGCCATTGTCACCGGCCAGCGGCTGGCGCGCGCCGCTACAGCCAGCGGCATCGTGGGCGATCTGAAGGCCGCCGGGTATACTCTCGAAGATCTGCCGGCGGGCGACGATGTGAAGGGCTGGCAAAAGCTCTTCGACACCGCCCAATCGCCGTTCCGCAAGACGCCGGAAGCCCAACGGAAGATGATCGACGCGGTACGGGCGGAATTCGGGCGGCAAGGGAAACCCCAATGAAACCCGCTATCATATTCGCAACCGCTATCGTATTCGCAACCGTAGCGCCGGCCGCCGTGGTCTACCGGGTGGACCCGACGCCTGTCCAGACGACCGCAGGCAATGCGCCCACCGGCGGCTTCCCGGCGGTCTTCGCGGTCGCCAACGCCACGATCAGCCTGTGCTCCGACCAGGCATGCACCATCCCAGTGGCGTCCTACACGGACATCACCGGCAGTCTTCAATGCGCTACGCTCAGCCCGGTAACTACCGTAGGATCTCCAGTTTGCAGTGCGACGACCAACCAGCAGGGCGGCTTTGGCTTCTGGCTGGCCTCGGGGACGTATTACTACACCGTGACGCTGCCCACACCGCCCGGCGGTACCTATGGCCCCTACGCGCTCACCGTTCCGGCGACCGGCCTCCCGAGCTCATCGCTGCTTTCGCCGCTCAATTTCGGCGGCACTTGCAATGGCACAACTAACGACACTACGGCGGTAGCGCTGGCCGTCTCGGCGCTGGGATATCTCTGGATTCCGCCGGGCCTAACGTGTGTAACCTCAACGGTGAGCGTCACCGCGCCTAATTTCGTTGTCTTCGGCGGCGGAGGCTTGAAACTGCTGGCCGGCACCAATGGCGACTTGCTCCACTTCGACGGCAGCGGCAATACCGCCTTGAACGGCTCGCATTTCCAGGTAGACGGAATGTTGCTCGACGGCAATTTCAACGGGCAAACCGGCGGCACGGGAAATGTAATCTTCCTGCGGAACGCATCGTATTCGACCGTGACCAATAACTACATTCATTCGGCGCGCGGAGCTGGCGTTCACATCGAAAATTATAACGCCTCGAATTATGCGGACGAAGTGAACATTGGGCCGAATAACTTCATCTTCGGCAATGGGACGAACGGCGTTGAAATCGTGCCTGCTTCGAATTCCTCCACTTACCAGCAGCCGGGGGATCATATCGTCGTTGACAACCACATCAATTACAATACGGGCAATGGCATTTACGGCCAGTTTCTCACGTCCAGCCTGATTCAGGGAAACAATGTTCTAACCAACGGCGCCCAAGGCATTTATTTAACCGCCGCCGATAGAGTTACGATTTCGAATAACGCCGCGCGAAACAACACCGGAAACGGGCTGTTTGTCACTCAGGACGCCACTTTCGGAAGGTCCAAAGACATTCTCGTGGAAGGCAACAATTTCCATTACAACTCGTTCGCCGGAACCGGCAATTCCGATGAAGCGGACATCTTCTATACCGACCGTTTGCGCGTGCTCGGAAACTATTTAGGCGACACCGATTTCACGGCCAGAGCTAACTATGGACTGCAACTCTCGAACGACACAGTTGTGGATATTGGCCATAATATCTGTTACAACCTCGTAGCCGGTTGCCTTCTGAGCAATGGAGACACTTACTCGGCTTACGGTAATTACGGCATTGCGGATTTTCAGGGACTTGCCTGGTCCGCGCCATCTCTACTGAATGGATGGAGCAATGTGGCGGCCGAGACTCCGGCTGGCTATACGATTAACTCAAACGGCTTCGTGCAACTCGAAGGAAATATCGGCGGAGGCACAATCACGCCGGGAACGGTGTTGTTCACTCTGCCAGCCGGCTACCGGCCCGTGGCGCCGCAGTTCGTGCCGATCGTGACGTACACGATCTCGGGCACCGGATACGGGGCGCTGGAGATTCTGGCGAATGGGAACGTGGAACTGGTGACCTCGATAGGCTCGGCCACCGGAGTAGTGCTCAATTCGAACTTCGCGGTGTTCTAGGCCAGAAGCAGCGCGCGATGTGCGCCGACAGCGCGTAGGGGATGCGGGCGATGAGGGCGCTGGCGGCGCGGCGGGAACCGTGCTGCTTAACCTCCTCACGCTTGATGGCTTCCATATTGAATCCCTGCGCCGGTCTGGTGCGATCACTCCAGTTCATTCCGGGCACCTTAACCCCTTCTCCCGTCACCGGGTTCTGGCTGTGCCCGCTCTCCGTGTTGTGGGCGATGGCGAACCAGGAGCCGCCCGAGTTCTTCAAGGCATCGCTCGGGCCGTCCCTGCCATGGTTGCCCTCCACGCTGGCGCCGTTTCCCTGAGGGAACCAGGAGCCGCCGGAGTTCTTTGTTGCCTCACGGTAAGCCATCTCTGTCGCGTAATTCATGATCGTGGTGCCATGATGGTTCTTTCCATGCAGCCCTTTGCCAGCCTCACTCCGCGCCGCCTTCACCCCTCCCATCCCAAACTCCAGCGGCCCGCTTCGCACGATGCGGCCACCGATGGACTCGACATCGCCCCACAAATAATATGAGCCGTAGTGCGCCTTCGCCCGGCCAACCCACGGCTGCGCGCCCTTGACGTTCTCAACCACCATCGGGATGTATCGGCCAGCCGCCGCGCTGGCTTCCCGCTGTATGCGGAAGCAAGCTCGGAACAAGTCGTTCAGATGGAAGTCGCCGAACGGGCTATCGCGCTCCCACCGCTGCCAAGACGCCTCACGCTTCCCGCGGCTGAACGGCATCGCCATGTAGCTATAGCGTTGGCAAGGCGGAGAGGCGAGGATCAGGTCCGCATCACGGAATTGGCGCCCGTCCAGCGTCAGCACGTCCTGCAAAACAAGTTCCGCGCCGGCCGGAACCGGGCCGTGGTGCGGAAGGTGCTCCAAGTCGAAGCCGATGGCGCGGCCACCGAGGGCCAGCCAGCCGGCACTCCAGCCAAAGGTACCGCAGAATAATTCGATGCAAAGCGGCGGTTTCAGGGTATGTCACCGGTCTTGGGACGAAGACCCTGGGTTGATTTCGGATTTCAGTCGTGCGTGTTCCGGCGCATCGCACTTCATGCCCATCAGGCCATCGCCATGGCAGATACAGCCTGGCGGAATGCAGTACAGGCTCTTTGCTTCAAGCGCTTCAGCCCCGGCCTGAGGTGTATTGACCTTCGTTGGCAGGCAGTTGGCATCGCTTCCTTCGGAATCTTCGAGAAGCGGGGTTAGGGCGACGCAGACTTTTGCATGTAATACACCCAGTGTCACGCAATCTGGCGGTTCATGCTCTTCGCAATCGTAGGTACAGTTTTCGCAGTGGATCGGCCCCTCTTCGATCAGCACTACGCCCTTACAGATGTGGCAGGTTTTCATCGCGGCCGCTAACTCCCGCGCCGCCTCCGCAACCGTCAGCAATTGTCGCATGGTCCGCGCGTCTTCCCGCCAGTCGATACCTGCCGCCAGTTTGGCCCGCAGTTCTTCCAGTCGCCTCATTTTTCGACTTCTTCCAGCAGTGGGGCGAGAGCGGCGCGGATCTTCACGCACCGAAAGCACGGGCAACCGTCATTAGATACGTCATCAGCCGCCTCCGCGACGGCCAGCAGTTGCCGGACATCACCGTAGGCAACCGGCAGCATTCGTTCGCACTTGGCCCGCAGTTCTTCCAGTCGCCTCATTTGGCCTCCAATCGGTCGATATAACCCACGAAAGCATCGTGATTCGCTTTGCGCTTGGCCGTGGTCTGGCGGGGGATTACCTGCTCGCCGCCGCCCGCGAAGCGCTCATTGCACACAAAGCCTTTGCGGCCATTAACCATCCGGCCCTTGAGGTGAGAATTGGCGCCAGGCGGCAACGGCCACGGCACGAACCGCAAATCCAGCGGTAGCGGGCTCTTCCATTCGCTCACAGCCGTTCACGCGCCCACCCTCGTCAAGGGAGCCTGATGGCCCTTCGCGGCCTTCCGCGCCGCGGCGTCTTCCTTGCGGCTACGTTCCGCCTCGCGCTTCCAGACGCCGAGTTCGCAATCGCAGAAGTCGGCGGTATCGTAGCCGTTGGACACGTAGCTTTTCCACCCGCTGCCATGGCAGACTCCGCATCCCAGCGGGGCCTTCATCAGTTCCGGTGCATTGACGGATCGGATAGCCTCTACCAAGTCGGCCGGCGCGGGAATCCGTGAGATCAGGCTGCCGCGGCCATCCGGCAGCTTGCTGTCCACCAGGAGTTCAACGACGGCGGCCACGTGGGCATCGGTATGGCAGCCGGCGCGGAAGATGCGCAGGAACTCTTCGCGCAAGCCCTTCACGTCCTCATCGGTGGACGGCGCTAAGGGTAGGCGCATCAACCGTTTAATCTGCTCGTCGAGTACCTTTTTTGAAATCATGAGTCCTCCTTGAAAATTCGGTCCAACTGCGCGCTTCGGCTTTCTTTCTTCGGCGGATCGGCGGCAGCGACCGGCCAAGTTCCTTGCCAGTGATCCTCTGCTGCCTCCCTGAGCCATCCAGGACGGCCGTAATGCGGTCCGAGATAGGAAACCTTGCCTTCACGCACTTCCGTCGATCCCAGGTACCTTGCCGCGCAGGCAAAGACCATTTCCTCATTGGCTGAGGTCACAAGTTCGCACCAAACATGCTCGGCGGCCTGGCGGCCGGTCTTTCGTGGCCACGCGGCCCAGAATTCCTCGAAGCGCGGTGAAGTTTGCGCGCGCGGAGAATCTGTTTTTTCAGTTGTTACATTTAAAGAAGAACCAGATACAGATACACAATCAGATTCATACGCGCGTCCAGATCGTATCGCGTTTGGATCGCGTTCAGTTCTATTCACGTTTGAAACGCGTTCGCGTTTTTCCCGCGATGCGTTCGCGTTTCCAGGGCGTGCATTGGCTTCGCTGGTCTGAAGCGCCCTTTCCCTCTCGGTTTCCTGTCTGCGGTTGCACATTCGATCTTTCCTCAGCTCGAAGAACGTTCCGACGCGCTTCCATAGCCGGTCTAACTCGGGCCGCGGCGTGTGCATAAGCCGTGCCACCTCATCGAGATCCCCCGGCAGTCCCGCATTGATCCAGGAGCGGTTCAGGCAACGATGTAGGAAGCCCAACTCCTCATTGGTGAGGGTGGCGTACTTCTCATCCATTTCCCAGTCGGCGGGAAACCATCTGAAATAGGGCAATGATTTTGGCAAACATCTCCTTGCGGTGAGATGGCCGGTGGGCGACACCCGCAAGAATGCCGCCGCGCCCGGTCTTTTCTGAACTTTCGCTCAGAATCAGTATAGCCGAAAAGCGGTCAATTTTGACCATAGCCGGAGCCGTCGCCAGAGCCGTCGCCAGAGCCGTCGCCGAAGCCAGAGCCGAAGCCGGAGCCGTAGCCGTCGCCGGAGCCGAAGCCGGAGCCGTCGCCGGAGCCGTCGCTGAAGCCGAAGCCGGAGCCGAAGCCGTCGCCGAAGCCGTCGCCGTCGCCGAAGCCGTCGCCTACTGGCGCCACACCGGCACTCCTTCAATGCTCGCGCGTGCCACGTCTGTGCCTTGGATTATTTCAATTACTCCGAGCACTTCGTGACCGTTCACAGGCGCCGGGAACTTACATTCTTTCGGCTTACTCACGCCGTCGATAGCCATTTGAGAAAGGCTGGCGGCGCCTTTCCAGTACCATAGTCTTCGGCAGTTATCGAGCACCACTTTGCGAATCGAGTCGTCTTGCGCAATTAAGACGCCTGCAAAGCAGCCGGCCTCGTTTGCGCGCACTATCACGTATGTTCCTATTTTCATCTTGTCTCCAAACTCAACTTCGTGGCTGTCACAGGCCCTCCCGGAGCAGCAGGCCGCTGGCGCGGTAGTGTTCCATGAATCCTTCAACGGTCGGCGGAAAATCTTTCCGCTGGACCCAGACAAGGGCACCGCGCTCACGCTCCGCGAATTGCCAGACGTTCTGAGCCGCGCGGTGCTTGGCGGTACGGGACTTCGCCTCAATCCAGAGCACATGGGCCGTAGCCAAACATGCCGGCCGAACGCAAGTCTTGTCGCAAGGCCCCTGATAGCGGATGGCCAGCAGGTCGGGGCCACCCTCTTCGTAAACATACTTGCGGCTCTTTTCGAGCAGGCCGGCTTCGAGCACAAATACATGCCAGCCATCTAATTCCAGCCAGCCCTTGATGTCGCTCTGGATATCGGCTTCGCGCACGCCCAGCGCGCGGGACTTGCGCGGCTTCATATCAGTGCCGCCTGCAATGCGTCCGCGCATTCCTGGATCAGCTCGTCCGTGGCACCCTCGCGCATAGCCAGCAGCGATTGACACAGATGCCAGGCTCCTTGTGCGGCGCGGCGGAGAGCGTCGTCCGGCGGCTTGGGCAAGGCTCTCTGCGGCGCCATGGCTTGATCGGCGTCCCTGACTTCGCGCAGCTCGGGGCCGTGGCCGATCTTGAGCCGCTTGACGCCGGGGAAGCACCAAAGCGAAAAGTAGTTGGATGGGTCCAGCAGTCGCGCCTCCGCCGGGTACAGTTCGAACGCCTCACACTCGGGCCCGGCAAGCTGATTCTTGATCGCCTGGAAGTCGCGCCAGTCGTGCCGCGCCGTCCCATCGAACGATGAAATTCCAAGCTGGATCATGCCGCCATCGGTTCCGAACACCGGGTCTTTGTCCTTGCGGCGCAGGGTGATGCAGTAGGTATCGTTGTGCCAGATCTCATCGGGGTCGGACGGTGTGCGCTTCCGCCAGTCTTCCAGGCGCATCAGGGGCTTGAGGTAGGAGCTGCGCTCCTTGGCCGCTTCGGGGTGGGTCCGCTTCCATGTCTCCACCAGCAGGCGTTCGTTCTCTAAGGCGCCTTCGTTGTAATCCTTCAGGCGCTTCAATACTTCGGCGGGTTGAGTCTTAGGCATCAGGAAGTCTCCTTGGTTTCTCCCATTGCTTGCGGCGGTTCGCCCGGGAAGCTCACAGCCTATCCTTGGTTCTGCGCTCGTAATCCCAATGCCAGATGCCACCATAGAAGGGCAACTCCGAGCGGCGCCACGTGCGAATCCAGTATGCCCAGTTGTCGAAGCCATCCGCGCGGGCAAACGCCTCGCGACCCTCACTCAGAAGAAGACTGAATCCATTGCGCATGGCGTATAGCGTATGGCTGGCGATTGAAGGAGGAACCTTCTCGATCCCCTTTTCAAGGCGATTCCAGCTGAGCTCGGACAGACCGCTCGGAAGAGGATTTCCTAGCTGGGTCCAGATTTCACCGCCCGGCCAGATCACGAGCGTCTCAACTTTGACGCAAGGACAGCGCCACAGTAACTCCGCGCCCTTCCGCCGCAAGCCCGTATAAAGGTGCATCGTGTCGCCCGGCACATCCTGGCGCAGGCGCGGGCCTCGGATCGTCTGCCGTAGCGTGCCATCCAGGACGCCTTCGACGAAGTAAGGGGCGAAGTTGTACAAGCCCATCAGTATCGCTCCGAGCCGCCGAACAGCCAATCCATTTCCTCGAGAGAGAGGAGCCTGTCCGTGGACCCAACTGGTGGTTGCCCTTCTATCACGACAGACGACACATCGTCCCAGGTCACCAGTTCACCCTCCTTTCGCGCAAGCACCGGCGGCAGCGCACGGTGCTGTGGCTGGGCCAGTAGTCGCCGCCGTGGGCAAGCCGGCACCACCAGGCCGGCGCCACGCTCAGGAAGGCGCGAAGGGCCAACAAGAGCGTGGCAGCCAGCGCCAAGGCCAGCACGGCGGCGGCCTGCGACGGAGTGAAATGGCCGTGGTTCATGCTGGCACACCATTGAGAACTACGGTTTCGGTTGCCGCGGCGACGATGTCGCGCACGGACGCGAAGGCGGCGCGCTCGACCGCGGCGGTGCGGTAGAGATCGTACCAGAGGGTGAGTTTGCCGGAGGCCAGCCGGTAGCGCAGCCAGGCGGTGAGCTCCACCTTTGGACTGCCGATGTACACGGGGATCGAGACCGTGAACTGAGAAGGAATCTCCAGTTCCCCCGCGGCGCCAGCTACCCCTTTCACCACTTCGTTGAAGTGGATTTTGGCCCCGGCGTTGGTGCGCGCGACGGAATCGCAGGAGATTTCCGCTTTCGCCTGAAGGGTGCGGACCAGTTCCAGCATTGTGGCTGGCGCGGGTTTCACGATATCCGGCAGGTTGTCTTCGATGAACTGGGCGAAATCTTCATGGGACTTTACCTGTTTATTGTGCGCGTTCCACAGAATCCACTCTTCGGACTTCTGGAGTTGGAGGGTGGCTTGGTGCTGGCACCAGCGGGGCATGCACTCCATCCGTTCACCTGATTGGCCTTGATGATAGTCCAGCACTGCGATGAACTGGGCATTGTTTTCCACGGCGAAGATACTGGAGTCCGGATCGCTGAAGTCGGTGAAATACTTGATGAAACTCTGAGCGTCCACGAATTTGGGATGCGCCTTGATCCGCCGCGGGCGGTCGGCCAGTTCGGGTATGGTCGGCAGCACAAGCAGTACGGCCATCGCTTCGCCGCCGTCCCTATCCGGGGCCACCGCCAATACGCAGTCCTGGCCGCCTGGCTGGGTGGACTTCAACACGGTAGGCACGGCCATAGCCGCTATTTGTTGGATCGCTTCTTTGGTAAGTTCGCTCATCGTTTTTCTCCAGTGGATGCGGTTTTCGCATCGGGTTCGAACATCTTGGTTTGGCTCGGATGATCCCGCGCGAGATCGCCCTGTTGATCCAAAAAGTAGTAAGAGGATCCGAGCGATAACTTGGGCCGTTTCACTTTGGAATCGTAATCTACTTTGATTTCGACTTCTCCGTCTTTGCGCTTCTTGGGAGCAACCTTCAGTTTGATGTTAATCTCCCCCGGCATATTCGTTTCTTTCACGCCGTCGAGCATATCCTGAAATTCACGGCTGATCTCAATAGCAACTTGACCGTTCTGCATTTCGCCAAGCATCGTTAGAAAGTCCGTCATTGTATCCGCCTCCAGCAGGCCGGGCGTTAAGCCGAATCTACCTTCCCCCAGGTCGATCCAAGCCATACCGCGCGGCCTGCAAGAGGCTCTGGCTAACGCAGGCCAGAGCCTTAGTCTAATTGGCAGGCTTTTCCTGCCCGGCGTGCATATCATCCTCCTTCGGCCGCGGCGATCCCGGCATCGCTGGCTAACTCCCCGGGCCCGGAACTGGGCACAAGGACTTCCATCTTCGGCCGTTTGCCTTCGCTGATCCTGATGGCGCGGTCCTGCATAGCAGCCAGTTCCAGGAAGGCGCGGCGGTCCTCGGGCGGCATGGCGCAGAACTGATCGAGAAGCGCCGTGCGAGTGGCTTCTTTGGTCGAACCTCTGGGGCGGCCCATTAGCGGATCACCAGCGATTCGCGGAAATCGACATCGGCGCCGGGCACTTCGGTGCCGCCCTTGATGGCCTTTTTGATCGGGGCAAGTTGGCATTTGGCGGAGACGCGCAAATCTTGCGCTTCAGACGCTAAAACCGGCGCGCCGGAAATGTAATTCAGGATTCGATTCCACAATTCCAGGGGCAATTTGACCTCTGCCTCCTTGTACTGGACGGGTACCTTCTCCGCGTCTTCGATGATCACCGCCTCGGAGCCGCGCAGGAAAATTGTGTTGCTGGGCGTTTTCAGGTTGCGGATGCCCTTGTCGAGCATGACTCGCACCACATAGGCCCGCAGCCAGACCTCCGCGCGTTCGAGGGTCTTGCGGCGGGCGTGCAGGCGCATTTCCTCGGCTTTGACCAGATCCTGTTCCATGACCATCCGCCGGACGACACCGGCGATGGCATCGGTCTTGCCAGCGAGTTGCGCGCCGATGGTTTCGATCTGCGCCTCAATTTCGGAGTGTGACCGCTGCAACTCCAGGCGCTCATCGTCTGACAGCGATTCGGCGAGTTGAGCTTCGACCATGGCCAGCGTTTCGTGCCAGGTCTGCAAATCGTCCACTATGCGGAAAAGTGTAAGTTGCTGCGAAGATTCGTTGATGGTTGGCGTCATAAGTTACCTCTAAAATGGAACGTCGTCATTGGAGGCAGAATACTCGCGGCCAGCTTCAGCGGCATCCTCCACCGGAGGATCGGCTTCTTTGGCCGCCAGTTCTTCGCTGGCCTTGCGTGCGGCTTCCCACAAGGCGGTGAAGCATTTCTTTGCCACGCCGATGCTGGGGAACATTTTCGCGCCGTCGCACTTGTGTTCAATGCAGATTTGATCCCAGTGATTGATATCAAGCAGTTGCAGGAACTGAGGCTTGAGCTGCGCAAAGGCCGTCTGGATCGTGGCCAATTTGCCGAAAGTGGCCAGCACCTGATCGAGCGTGGAAAGATGCGGCTTGGCCTCGGCTACAGGCTCTGTGGTGCGATCCGGCGGCGGGGCAGGCCGGTGAGCGGCGCCATTCGTGCGCTGGGGCTGCTCCGGCTCGTTCTGCTGGCCGTCTTCGACATCCTGGGTGAAGAACTCGCTGGCCGACGTAGCGTTGATCGTGGCGCTCACCTTGGCCCGCTTGTAGGCCATCTTCAGGATGGTGTTGACCTGATCGTGGATGTCGGGGTTCGCCACGCGGCCAACATCCTGCGATTCGATGGTTTTATCGCCATTCCTGAATGTCGCGCCACAGCCGCCGGTCTTCGCCCAGCAGTACCATCCGCTACCATCTCTCGACTTCCGGATATTGGGCTTCCCACACTCCGGGCACACCCTTTCGGACTTCCGCCAGCGGTACTTGCTCTCGAAGGAGTGACAGACGCCAACGCCCTCGCCCATCACGAAATCGCCGCGGTAGGCCAGGGCGCGAATTTCGTAGAAAAAGAACGGCTCGCCATCGTGCGCCGCGCCGGACCAGTCTTCAATCTTCTCGATGAACTCGTAGCGGATGACCAAACCGAACAGGTTGCACAACTTGTCGGCGCCCGGTTGCAGCAGACAGGGGCGGTCGCCGGCACCGGGGATCTTGCCGTAATCGACGCCATCGCGCATCAGTTTCTGGGTAGCCTCCACAATCACGTTGCGTCGCTCCAGAGCTTGAGCCATTGCCATGACAGGCAGGAACCGCTGCAACTCAGCGCTTCTTTCCGGCGCAGCGGCCGGCACTACTTCGGTGGTTGCCATTTACAATCTCCTTTGACTTCAACGCTCGCAAACAGGCGGTTCGTGATACTCGCGGTACCCCGAGATCTCCAACTGTCTGATGTGTCTCCGGCTCTCTTCCACATCGGACACGCGCACACGCACTTCATAAACGCCGTTAGTTCCCTTGACATCAGTGTCCGTAATTATGCCAGCCGCGCTCAATTCGCTGATCACGCGCAAGGTAACCATCCAGCGCCCGTCTCGAAATACTGTGATGTTTTTCATAGCAACCCCATATCCCGCCGGAACTGCGGATTCCGCAGCAGATCGCCAGCGCGCTCTATTTGCTCCGCGGTGGGCTTCCTGTCTCCGCAGCGGAAGCACTGGCCCTTGAAGTCACGCGCCGCATGTGGGCAGGCCTTCTGCTCGCGCTTGTAGGTGTCCAGCAAGCTCTCCCCGGGCCGCTGGCATGCGTCCAGGTCCAGAGTGACAAACTCAGCCTTCGCCGGCGCCCCCATGTCGAAGGTTTGCACCCGAACAGTGATCTTATCCACCGATCACGTCCCCCTGCACGTGAATGGTCACTGCCCATGGGCCATTGGCGTCGCAGATGGCGACCCAATCGCCGCCGTCGCGTGCAATGACGCAATGCGAGGTAGAGCCGGACGTGTCGAACGTGCGGATGTCCGTAAATCCCTCATCCTCAGCCGCTTCGCGGGGAGTCATCTTATCGCCGCCGACTGAGTATCCATTGCCTTCATTGTTGCCCTCGTCCCAGAGGCGCTCAATTTCTCTGTCCGTCAGATTCAAGGTCATGTTTTTCATCGTTTTCCTCATCCCGGCAGCATGTCGTGGAAACAGTCGTACCGTCGCCGTCGCCATGATTATTTGGTCTCCTGTTTCGCTTTGCCGCATCGCAGGCAGAAATCGTCGATGCCGTCTATCTGCGTTCCGCAACCGCCGAGGCAGGGGCGTGTCGGGTGCGGCCGGATCGGCGCCCAGTCGCAATAGGCGTCGTGATACCACCACGTTTCCGTCGCCATTACGCTACCTCCTTCACATCGGAATCTATCCGTCCCGCCCGGTGAAGGGCCCTCGTTGCCGTCGCCGTCGCCATCGTGTTCCTCCAAATCCTCGTACCGCTCCCCGTAATAATCCCGGTCTGAGGCTGCATCCCAGATGCTTTGCATCAGGCCACCCCCGCGTTCCAGCCGTGAATGCCTGCCACCACGGAGGGGCCCCAGGTGATTCCGTTGAGCCGGTAGATCGCGGCTTCAAGAATGATTACGCCGTCCCAATCGTTGCAGCGTATCTTGGCGGCTTGCAGGATCGCGATAGCATCCTTGTGCGCCTGAGTCCGGGGGGCTTTTGCTTTCATCGTTTCCCTCCCCATCACATGCCTCTTTCGTGTGCGGCTTCGACGCGAGCGATCAGTTTTCGCTCCTTGTGTGCGGCGTCGATGGCCTTGGCGCTGTGGAATTCCGCGCGTCCCCCACGCTGAATGAAGAGCGTGCCCGCCTTGCCTTGGAATGCCAGATCCTGACGGTAGGCGCTGGCAAGCGTCTTATCTTCGGTTAAGCCCGCTTCGCTTGCCGCCGAGATAACGGAATCGAGAGCCTCTTTGCGCTGGGCCTTGATGGCCGTCATGCGAATGGCGGCTTCGGTCGGGTTCTTCTGCCCCTTGGGAGCTTCGGCGGTCAGGATATATCCGATGCCGGCGAGTCCCATCGCGTATTCCGTCGATAGGATCACGGCGGTGTAGGCTCGGGCCGCTTCGGTTAGGATGTTTGCTTTGGTCATTTTTCGTTTTCCTCATCCCGGCAGTCTCACCACTGTTCCCCCTGGTGGGGTGCGTAGGACTCGCCGCTCTCCCTCTGCGTTTTCCAGGCTTGGGACTGGCTGCGCGAAGGCAGGCCGCATTACGGGGCCATCGGCCCCTTATGGTGTTAGTCGTCGCTCCTCAGGGAGTTATAGGCGTCCTGCTTGGCGATGGAAATCCGTGTGATGGTCGCCATCTCTGCATCCGTAATGCAGCCAGCATACTTTTCGAGTTCGGCGCGCCGGTTGTCCCAGTGCAGGTACTCTGCGTCGGTGTTTGCGGTCCAGGCCAAAGCCGAAACCACCGCGATGCTCTCAATCAGTCCGCCGCGTGTTCCCGGCCAATTGGTTCCCATCGGCTGAGTCGTTTGCGTTTCCATCTCGTTTGCTCCTAAACCAATCCTAACCCGTTGCCTCTCAGCCTCCTATACCCTTGATGTGGTGATCGCCTGGCTATTTTGCGGGTGGAAGGTTACCCCTCAAATGGGGGTATCGGTCTACCCTCATCGCTGCGTGCGCTACACTTACGGCATGGCGAAGCCAGCTGGCCGGCCTTCGGCTTACACTCCTGAGCTTGGCGCCGCAATTTGCTCCGCCTTGGCAGACGGCAAATCCCTGCGGGAAATTTGCGCAAGCGACAATATGCCGCCCGAAGCTACCGCTCGGCGCTGGAGCTGGAATGCCGCTCAAAGCTCCTCTGAGTTTGTGGCGCACTACGCGCGCTCGCGTGATCTCGGTCTCGATGTAATTGCGGAGCAAATGCTCGATATCGCGGATACGATTGCCGAGGACGCCAACAGCCGGCGTGTGCGCGTCGATGCGCGTAAGTGGTACCTGAGTAAGTTGGCGCCCAAGCGTTACGGTGATCGCTTGGAGTTAGCCGGCGACAAAGAAGCTCCGCTGCATATCAGCTTCAGACGGCTGGATAAGTAATGTCGTGGAAACAACGGTACGTGCCCAGCGCCCCAGGTGCCCACCAGAGAGGGCCGCGGAAGGCTTACGCCAAGCCGGCGCCGCCTGAGCCGGAGGAGCCGGAGGAAGCTCGGGCGAACGGCGTACACCGCGACCGGCTGGCTGAGCACTTCGTCAGGCGCAAATCTGAGGGATATCTCTGGGACCGCATCGCGTTCATGACGGGTGGTCCACAGACCTAAACTAGGGGCCGACACCCAACCCAGCGGCGATGTCACTGCCATTGCGGTGTCGCTTTGCTCGCAGGCACGCTCGCTCCCTGTAGGCGATCTAACTCTCTATGCGATACACCCCAATTTTATTCATACAGTGATTACTCCTTTAGAATGAGACGGTAATCATACCTTGACAAGGTTTATTCACTTTAACGCTAACGTAGAGCGTTACCGCTAAATATGCCCACTTTAACGCTAACGCTACCTGATTCCGACGTTTACGTTAACGCTAACGTAGATTCTGCCATAGGTAAACTATGCCACGCCATATCTGCTACAATCTAAAGCATGAAGCCTAACGCCAACGCGAAGGTGGTGCGCAATATCTGCCCCATGTGCGACCGCTGGCGACTGATTGCGACCGGCGCGCGTGTCTGCCAGGAGTGCGAGGATCTCGGGATCACTGAGGAGGATATCGCCGAGCACGCGGAGAACGCAGGCGAACTGGTGGTAGGCTGAGGGCATGAAGAAGCTGAGGCCGCCGAAGGACAAGCCGCCGCAGGGCACGGTGGCGTGCTCCTACAAGCTGGGCGACCTGGTCATCGTGGTGACCCAGCATCTTGACGCCCGCCGGCAATCGGCGTAGGCTGAAAGCTACCTCAGCGACCGTAAACCAGCTTGGAGACGCCGCGGTGCCCAGCCGCGGCGCTTCCGTGAGAGGGGCAGGCGAAAGCGATTATGCGCGAGTGCGCAAAACCTAGACCTGCTAAACTCCAGTTGGGATTCGGGAGAGATTCCCGAACGCCCATAATTCACGAAAGGAGGGCGCGGAGCGTAGCCAGAGCAATCGATGCGCGTCTGGTGCGCCGGGTACAGCCCAGGCGCGCATCCCTTGACAAGGTAGCGCTTTCGGACTACCATCGGCTTTCGTGTCCCCCACCAGTTTCAAACTCAGCGAAATCGACAAATCCCTGATCGAGGAAATGGCGCTGCGCGACGGGTGCAGCAACATCGATGTACTCAGACGGCTGGTCCGCACGGAGGGCCGGCGGCTCGGGCTGCTCAGCGAAGATGGGCAACTGATCCTCACCAAGGAGAAGCCGTGAGCGTCATGCCCCAGCAAAAGCCTGCCAGCGATCACTACATTGGAGCCATCCCCAAAGGTGCGACTGGCGATCCGCGGTTCCGCGTCAGTTGCGTGACGATCTGCGTAGGCTACTCCGATTTCCTGGCTCACACCCTCCCGCTGAATCAGCATCACTTCGACCGCATGGTGGTGGTAACGGCGCCGTGGGACCCTGAAACGCTCAAGGTCTGCGAATACTACCGCGTGGAGGCGATTCAGACGAATCAGTTCATGGAAGAGGCCGGCGAGTTCCGGAAGGCGATCGGCATCAACCATGGGCTACGGTCGCTCTATGCCGATCCGGAAGGATGGATCTGCCACATGGACGCAGACATCGTGCAGCCGCCGCACTTCCGCGATTCGGTGCGCAACGCCTGGCTCGACAAGTCGATGCTTTACGGCATGGACCGGGCCGAGTTCAAATCGTTCGCCGAGTGGGAGGATTTCCACCGCCTGCCAGAACCGCAGGTGCAGGGCGGCTTCCTGATCCACACCATGAACGCCGGTAAGCCTATCGGAACCAGGCTACAGTTCTACCACACCGGCGGGTACGTGCCGATCGGCTTCTTTCAGATGTGGCACAGCGGCCTGGGACAGCCTGAGTATCCTGAGAAGTCGAGCAACGCCGGCGCGACCGATGCGCACTTTGGGACGAAGTGGGCGCGCGCCAAACGCGGGATGATTCCAGAAGTGATTTGCTACCACCTGGAATCGGAAGCGGCGCCGATGGGCGTAAACTGGAAAGCGCGGGAGACTAAGCCGTTCGGAGCACTTTGAATAATGCGCCAAGTTACATTGCGCTTATCTTGTACGGATGCGCAAGTGTCCCGCCTCGCGGAATTGCTAGTGGGTCTTTGGGGGCAACCGCAGCAGATCGAACTCGCCTCGATAGTGAGGATGGCGGTCCGTGGTATGGTTACGCCTCTGGATGAAAGCAACAAGGAGATACGAATGAACATCGTCGCATACAAAATCGCGGTCGGTCACGATCAATGGGAGCTTGAAATCGTGGTAGGCAAAATGATGGGCTCCGGGTGGAAGCCGCTGGGCGGTGTCTCCGTGCATGGCGTCCTGGGCGTGCCAGCCACAGATTTGACACCGACCGTGCCAGCCAACTTGTGGTGGTCTCAGGCGATGGTGCAGTACGAAGCTGCGTAAAGGAGAATCTATGATTCAGCTAAACGAGTGGGAACAGTTGGTAGTTGGCTTCGCGATAGGAGTCATGGGCCTGCTGGCTACTAAGACGAAAAACGCTACAGCGCTTGCGGCCATCGCCGACTTCACCGCGTTCTTGACCTCACTGGAAGCCGGGCAAGTTCCTACGGCATAAGTCGATGGTGGGATTCGTAATCGGGGTCGTAGTGGGAGCGGGAGTGCTGCTCTATCTGTTCATTCGAGGATTCAGGTTCCCCTGGACATGAAACAACCCTGCCTGAGCACGGCGCTGGTTCGGGTGCTGGCAGCCATCTACAACGTGAGTTGGCCGCCTGAGCAGTTCCAGGTCTTCGAGGATGCCCGCGCCACGTTGAAGCACCTGGGCCGCCGGCCGCCCGGAATCACCGAGGACGAATGGTGGCACGCTATGCACAGTGCGCCGCCGATAACGCAATGATCGAGCTGCGCCAGCCGCTCATCTTCGATACGCCGAAAGGCAAAGCGATGGCTCTGTTCGTCATCGATCCAGGCACACAAAACAATCTTCAGTGGGTGTGCTTCATGAAGGATACCGGCGAATGTTGGACCTTCGATAACGGAGACATCCGCTTGGAAGCCAACGTGACGATGGGCATCCGATGCTGCCAATCCAGATAGACGGCGGCACTTTCCAACCCAAACAAGCCGCATTACTCGATCTGTTGGAAGCCACCGGCCCGGACGTTCCCACTATCTTGGCGTTCTGCGGGGCGCGCGGCAGTGCCAAGAGCCGCGGCCTCCGCAACTGCGCGCTGTACCTCGCCGGCAACTATCCAGGCATTGTCATCTACATCGTCCGCCGCGTACTGAAGGATCTGCTCGAGAACCACGCCGAGAAGATGGCGCTCGAACAGCCCCACTTTCATGCGCGCTACTACCGCCAGAGCCGCTACGAATGGGAACTCGACAACGGTTCGCGCATCGTAATGGTCTATGCCGAGAATGCGGTCGATGTCCAGCGCGTCTCCTACGGACCGGAATGCACTTTCCTGCTGATCGACCAAGCCGAGCAGTTCACCGAAAACGAGCTAACCAGCTTTCGTATTTGCAACCGCTGGCCCAGTGCGGCGCGTGGCTTCGTCAAAACCTGCCTGTTCTTCAACATTGGGGTGAGCGATGAGCGCGGCCTGCCCGCGCTGTCCATGCAGTACCTGCGGCGCATTTTCCACCTGCGCCAGTTCCACGGCAAGGAGCGGCCGGCGGATTACCACTGCCTGATCGCCTACGGATGGGATAACTACGAGTGGTTCCGCGGCCAGGTGGCGCTCACCGAAGAGCAGTTCTACGCGCTATCCAGTCAGGAGCGGTACCTGCTGTTCATCAACCACACATCGGAAGGGCATAAGATGGACGCGCTGCCGGCGCACCGCCGCGAGGGTGAGTTGCTGGGCAACTGGGACGCTTTCAGCGGCCAATACTTTGCCGACGTTTGGGGCGATCACTGCGTTCTGGACATCGGGACCGTCAATGCCCTTGTCCAGCCCTGGTGGCGCCGCTGGATGGCCCAGGACTGGGGCTTTGGCGATCACGATTACCACTGCTGGCTGGCCATCGGAAAGGTATCGCCAGAGCTTTGGATTCGTCACTTCGGAGGCGACATCGGGATGCCACTCGATGTCATTATCCTGTATCGCGAGTTGCTGCAGAACGGCCGTGCGGAGGGCGACCTCGCCATGGACATCGCAAACGCCACACCAGAGGCGGAGCGGCCCTTCCTTAAAGACTTCTGGCTGAGCCAGGATGCGTTCGGCCAACGGGCGAAACAGGGCGGCGCCAATACGGTGGGCGAGGCGATTGGCAAGATTCTTCATCGCCACAATCTACCATGGCCCACGCCCGCCCGGCAGGACCGGATCAACGGTTGGCGGTGCTTCTACAATTGCTTGCGGCAAGCCGGGCTGCGCGGCTGCAACATCGACCGCGAGCGCGCGCAGCAGGGGCCGGCATTCTTCGTGAGCGCCAACTGCCCCGCGGCGATCGAGCACATTCCGCTGGGCGTGCGGGATCCGGATAATCCCGAGGACATGATGAAAGTGCCCGGCGCGGTCTGGGAAGACGTGCTGGATGGCGTGCGCTATGGCCTATACTCGATGCTGGAGGCCAAGAAGCGGGCTCCCGTTGAGGTGCGCGCACATGAAGTTTACGCCGCGGCTTCGTCGCCTACCGATGCCCATCTGCGGATGCTCCACTTCCAGGAGAAAGAAATGCAGCGCACGCGAGTTTCGAAACAGCCGCGCTGGCGGTAGGTTTCCCACCGCCCACCGTTCTGCGATAGTCTTCAGCCAATGCTCGGCTACGCCTCCAACACCGGCACGCGCCGCAATCTGGCGGCGTTGCGGGATGCTGGCTGGCGTCTCAAACCCGAACCCTTTGCCGCGCTGGTCGAGCACCTGGGCTGCGCGGCCGACTTCGTGATCTTGCCAGATATCGTGGCGGGCGGCGAAGCGAGCCTGGATCTTTCGGTGTCCTGGATTCCGCGGCTGCGCGGGATTCGCAAGCTGCTACTGCCCCTGCAAGACGGAATGACAGCTCACGATGGTGGGAGCGCAATGGTGGGAATAGTGGGAATAGTGGGAGCGCAATGGTGGGAATGCAATGGTGGGAATGCAATGGTGGGAATGGTGGGAGCGCAATGGTGGGAATAGTGGGAAAATGTTTCCCACTATAGCTCCGAGAGATTT